TACGATCCCGAACTACACGGATAGTCGGGTCGGCCATATCGCCGCCTTTCACCATTCCCTTTCCGCGATCATGGTGGAACTGGACGGGTCGAAATTCCACATTCGGCAGCTTCATTTCAATGGTGATTCCTGCATTGACTTGGACCGGGAATATCGGCCGACCGGCGAGTCTATCAAGGCCCCGCGCGCGCTCGCGCTGGTCATGGGCGACACGCATGTTCGATTCGTTGACCCGGATGTCGTACAGGCGACCTTCGGGCTTGGCGGGATCATCGAAACGATCCGCCCGACGCATCTGATCTGGCATGACGTGCTCGACGGGCATTCCTGTAATCCGCACCACGGCGCGAACCCGTTTCACAAGATCGCCAAGCGCAACGCGGACGCCGATGATGTCGAAGCGGAAGTCGTCGAGGCTATGTGCTTTGTCAAGAACATGACCCGAGACGACACGCAATCCGTCATCGTATCGTCGAACCATGATGACTTCCTGCGCCGCTGGATTGCTACGAACGACTGGCGCACCGATCCGACGAACGCAGAATTCTATCTGGAAACTGCGCTCGAAATGGTCAAGCGGACTCGTATGGGTCCAGGGGGCACCGAATATCCGAATCCGTTCGCGCTGCGCATCAATCGGCAGGATGGATGGGATAATGTACGGGCTTTGGATACCGATGATTCGTTTGTATTGGGCGGGATCGAGTTGAGCGGTCACGGCGACCGGGGTCCGAACGGGGCGCGGGGCAGCATCAAGAATCTGCGCCGGATCGGCATCAAGTCCGTAATCGGCCACGGCCATAGTCCCGGCATCAACGAGGGTTGCTATCAGGCCGGGACATCGACGCGCCTGCGTCTCGAATACAATCATGGCGCTTCATCATGGTTGAATGCTCACGTCGCGGTCAACGCCGACGGCAAGCGACAAATCATCCTTATCATTGACGGGGAATGGCATGCGTGATCCAAGGGCGCGACCGGATTGCTTTCCGGTCGAAGATTGGCGGGAATGGCTACGCGCCGCGCATACTGAGCGGCCCGGCGTCCTCGACTTCGCCTGCATCGATTGCACGCCCGAATTTAAGGCCCGGATGATGGCCGCCGGGAAGTGTAGCTGGCCGTGCGTCCAATTCTTCCCGGACCCGGACGATGCGAGCGGCGTCGTCGGCCGCCGCATGTCCCTCCGCTCCGCTCGCAGCGTGTTCAAGCTAAAGGTGGTAGAATAGGCCCCTGCGCGGGTTCCGCATGGCCTGACGGCCAACGATCAAAGGCTAAACCGCCGCCCGCGCTTCCAATTCAAGGGGACCATCATGGCGTTGAAGAAAGACAAGGGCGAAGCGACGAAGGTCGTGGCCGAAAAGTCGTACCCATCCAAAATGCCATCGGGTTCCGGCGCAACGCCCCCGGCGGGCGGCAACAAGCGAGCGCTCGAGCGCTCGGCGTCCACCATGATCCATTCGGAAACGAAGGACAGCCCGCAGACGCATATGTCCCCCGAAGGCGGCTGCGGTCCGTCGGGCAATACCGGCGACAAGCCGATAATGACCCGACACGGCCGGGGCAATTACAGCCGTTGAACAGTTGCTAAAATTCGCGCCACTACGCCATTCCAATCTCCCGGCCGTTCTTGACGAAGCAAAACGGCGGTCGGATACCACGGCGTATCATCCCGGTCCAGTTGCCAGCGCCAATCCGGCGCCCAAGGCAACATGATGATGAGCGGCAACCCGAGCGCCCCGGCCAGATGGGCGGGCGCCGAGTCCACGGACACGATCATGTCAAGATTCATCATCAGGGCCGCCGTGTCATCGAACCCGTCAAGCGGCCAGTCATCCGTAGGTTGGACCGGGTACACGTCCGCAAAAGTGTCAAGTATATTGAACATTTCCCGCGTCATCGACCGGTTCGTATCGTTCTGATGCCGGGGGTTCCCTGACCATGCCAGCCCAACCCGGGGCCGCATTCGTGCCCCTAGACGACGCGCCCAGTTCGCTACACGCTCCGGATCGGCCGACAGGTATGGTCGGTCCATCCCGACAGCCGCGCCGATCCTAAGCGCGTTTGGCAGGCCGGGGAAGGGACAATGACAATCGATGTCCGACGGCTGGGGCGTTTCGACCATCGTCACGCCGCGCAGAGTTCCGAGAATGTCGAGTCCGGGGGTTCGTTCGATAAGGACCGTCGCGCCCCGGTCGGCCAGGATCGGCGCGAACCGGGCGAATTGGATCGCGTCGCCGAATCCTTGTTCGCGATAGAGTAGGACGCGCTTGCCCGCGATGTCGAACTGCCCGCGCCAAAGCCGATCGGCGTCGTCGGCGGCCTTTGTGCCGATGTTCAAATGCTGGTAGCGCCATTCGAAGGCGGTCCATCCTTCATCGAACCGGCCCAACTGTAACAGGGATATCGCCCGCGCCCAATTGGCCGCCGGATCGTCGCCGGGGTTCGCGAGCAATTCCAAAGCCTTGTCGGATCGGTTGATGCCTTGCCATGCTATCGCCGTGGCCGTGCGTACCGCCGGATCGCGGGCGTCCATCGCTTCGAGGATCGGCAACGCTTCGGCGTGCCGCCCGAGTTGGATCAGCGCGAAGGCGTGATCGGGCTTTATCGCCAGCGTCCATTCGAACGCGACCCGCGCTTCGGCTGTCCGATCCATCCCGTTCAATGCCGTGCCCAAGAAAAAGTGTGCGGTATGGTTGCTCGGGTCGATCTTCAAGGCGCGGTTCAGGAAATGCCCGGCGGAATGGAAGTCTTTCCGCTGATTGGCGATTGCCCCGAGAAAGGTCAGCGCTTGCGGGTGGTTCGGATAATGGCGGAAGACTTCGGCGGCGCGGTCCGTCTCGCCTTTCTTGAACAACAGGACGCCGCGTTCGTAAGGGGGTCGCTTCATCGCAGCGTCTCAGCGGCAAGTTGACGAAGTGCGGCCGGGGCTTTTTGCGCTTGCGGATCGCCCATTGCCAGCCCTTGCGCCAGTATCGGCAAACTTTGACGCAGGATCGCTTCCCGCATGATCGCCCGGCGCATTTGCGTCATAGTCGTGAAATAGTGGCTGACCAGCGCTTCGGAACACTTCGCGGCACCCGCGATGTCGGCGCGGGTCACGCGCTGGTAGCCGTAATTGACTGACATGCGCAGCGCGGTGGCTAGAATTTCCTTGCGGCGGTCTTTCGGGTCTTGTCTCATTTGGAATGTCCTTCACATAGGGACAGCAACGCGGATCGCCATGTTTTCCAAAAATCGAACGCGTCCGGATGCATTTTTCGAATTGACGATTCATCGAAATTGTTCCACGATGAATGTGTGTGACGCTGACAACCTATAGTCATGTACGAGTCAGTAATCAACACGTCCCATTGTAAATTAAGAACTACCAATGGTGTTTTTTTCAATTTTTCGCCGCGCAGGCCCGCGCCGCGCAGGTCCGCGCCGTCCAGGTCCGCGTCGTCCAGGTCCGCGTCGTCCAGGTTCGCGCCGCGCAGGTTCGCGCCGCGCAGGTTCGCGCCGCGCAGGTCCGCGTTGCGCAGGCCCGCGCCGCGCAGGTCCGCGCCGTCCAGGTCCGCGTCGTCCAGGTTCGCGCCGCGCAGGTTCGCGCCGCGCAGGTTCGCGCCGCGCAGGTCCGCGTTGCGCAGGCCCGCGCCGTCCAGGTCCGCGCCGCGCAGGTTCGCGCCGCGCAGGTTCGCGCCGCGCAGGTCCGCGTTGCGCAGGCCCGCGCCGCGCAGGTTCGTTTGCACGCTTACAGCAGATTCAAGCGCGATCTTAATACTATCGGCCTCTATAGAAAACAAAATGTCGGGGGTAAATCTGAATTTGATTTCGATCTTCATTTTACAAACTCCCTGTAGAGTTGACGATCTTGGCGTCGCCGCCGAGTGAATTGACAAGCGCAGCCCATTTCAACTGCGCGATTTCCCGGTCGGTGCCGGTGTAATGCCAGTCCGCCGCCTTGACTTCGCGCGACGTAAACCGTCCAATCGTTTGACCTATCATGTCCGGCGTGACGATGACCGGCATCGGGCCGATAAGGTCAGCCGATTTCAGCGACGCATTCATGCGCGGCGAATCGTTGCAAAGTCCATATCGAACCGGCCGCCCCTTGCTGTCGCGCAGGACGCCGACATTGTTTCGCCAAAGACGGCCACCTTTGGCCGACGCTTCCAATCGAACGGCGGCTTGAATCTGCGTTTCATGCGGCCCCAACTCGGTAGGGAGCATGCCCGCGTCAGGCTCGAAGATCAAGGCGGCGGCCAGATCGGCGGCGGCGTCAGGATAGATAGATTTCCATTCGTCAAAGGTCATGTCATCCTCCTATAGATTTCACGCGTCAACTGGTCGGCATCCTTGCGCGGCAGGGCTTGCGCTGACAGTACATCGATATTGAAGGTCAGATAGAATTCCTTGATCGCCTTGCGCAGCGCCGGGCCGTCTTGATCCTGCGTCCGCTGGCCGCACCATAGCGCCATCGCCTTGCGCAGTTCGACTTGCGCTTCGTAGCGCTCGGCGTGGCGCTTCATGATAGCGCCCCGGACCTTGGCATCTGCGCCATAGGGGAAGCGCGGGGCCGGGTCAATCTCGCGGCGCAGGGCGTCCAAGATCATCGGGTCCAATTCCTGCAAGTCCCCATCGACCGCGCGCGGCGAACTGCGTTCGATCGGTTCGGGCGCGAAGGCGCAGTATGGGCAGGCAACTTCCGCGCGGATGTATGACGCACCACATTCCGAGCAAGTCTTGACCGGAACGATGACGCGCTCGCGTCGATTCTGCCCGGCCAGCGTGTAATATTGCGGCGCATCAGGTAGTCCAAGCCGGTACACGTTGGAAACGTGGTCAATGATGATCGCTTGCGGCTTTGTCGAATTGGCGATGCTAATCAGCCGCTCCGCGTCGCTGTATGCGTCCCAATTGCGGGCGTATATGTCGCCAACCATGACCCGCAGTGTCCGGCCGAATTGTTGGGCGAACAATGGGAAGGAATGCGTCGGGCGCCCCATCGATACGACTTCGATCGCCGGTAGGTCGAATCCTTCGCCAAAAATGTCAACGTTCACCAATTGCAGCAAGTCGCGGCGTCGGAATTGTTCAAGAATTGCGACACGATCCGAATCCCGCGTATCCGCGCTGACCACGGCAGCGGGGACGCCTGCCGCTTTGAAAGCGTCGGCGATATCATGGGCCGACTGGACATCGACGGCGAACGTGACGCCGAGTTTTCCCGGTGCCAGTTGCAAGTAATGCTCGACAACGTTTCCAACGATGTGTGATTCATGTACGGCGTTCCTTAGCGGGTCAAGGCTGAAATCGCCGCCCGCGCTGATCGGAATGTCGTCAAGGTGAAGGTCGGCTACGTCGCGCGCGAAGATCCGGTAATCAGTCAGATACCCCATACGGATAAGATCGCGCATTGTCGGCGCCTGAACCATCGCATGAAAGATTCCTTGCGCATCGACGCCAAGCCCTTGGCCGTCGGCGCGCATCGGCGTGGCGGTCACGCCCAACCATTTAGCATTCGGGAACATCAAGGCGCCCCGGCCCCATTTGTTCGCCTTCAGCATATGGTGCGCTTCATCCTGCACGCCGAGCGTCACTTGTTTGAACCATGCATCTTCCGCGTCCATCCGAATCAACGTGTCAACACCCGCGACCGCGCAATGCGCCGATGGGTTGTAAAAGCTGCGGCCGAATAAGCGCATGTGAACGCTGACGATGTTGCGGATCACGCTCGACGGCGCGGCGATCCGATGCCGGACATTATTGCGAGCCAGGGCGATGCTGATCTGTCCAACAAGTTCCTGACGATGCGCGATGGCGACGCTGCATCCTTCATGCTGGCGCAGGACTTCGGTGAATAGGACCGTCTTGCCCGAGCCGGTCGGCGCGACGGCCAGGACATTTTGCGCCCCGGCGTTCCAAGCCAACCGAATATCGGTCAACAATTGGGCTTGATAAGGTCGCAACTTCATACCATCCCCGGCCATTGGCGATTACCTTTCGAAGTGTTTAATGCGGGTCTCAACAATTGGAGATTCGCCCGCAATAGCGTCCGACATCGGATCATCGCGCCGTCGACACTTTCGACCCCTGTTGACAACTCCGACAACAAGATGCTAACCTCCGCTTTGTTCGCTGTCAACCCCCTAGGAGAAAACGACATGGCAATCACGATTACATTGACCGACAAGGACGCAGTTGAATATCTATACCATTTCAAGGCCAGCGTCACGCCGCAGACTGATCCGATCCAGTTGGAATTGCCGTTCCCAAACGCCCCGAGCGCGGCCCCTGTCCCCTCTATTGTGGCTGCGCCAGTTCCGCCGACTGTCCCCGAGGTTCCGACGGATACTTCGATAAACTTGGCAGCCGTGTTCGCGCAGAATGGTCCGACGACTTCGCCTTCCGTACCGCCGCCCGCCGTCCCCATCCCGCCCGCTAACGTCGTTCCGCCGCCGCCGCCCGCGATCACGCCCATCATACCGACGACCGACAAGGCCGGTTTACCTTGGGATGCGCGAATCCACGCATCGACGAAGACGATGACGGCCGAAGGGGTTTGGAAGAAAAAGCGCGGCGTCTTGCCTGAAGTCGCAGAGGAAGTCGAAAAGGAAATGCGCAAGATACAAGCGCTTCCGGCCCCCGGTGCAGCGCCCGCGCCCGGAACGCCCCTACCCGACTTCAACGCAGCAACCCTGCGAATGGTGACGTGTATCGCCGCCGGGAAGATCAAGACGGCCGATGTCGATGCAGTTCTCGCATCATTCGGCGTCGAGACATGGGGCCTGTTGCAAGCGCGGCCGGACATCCTTGCCGCCGTTTGTACGAAGTTGGGGGTCTGATGCATCCATCATCCATAGCGCGGGTAATCCAATGCCCCGGTTCGTGGAAACTGACGCGCCAGTTTCCTAACGCCGGATCATCTGATGCTGCCGCCGAAGGTACGGCGGCGCATTGGGTGGCGGCCGAACTGGCACAAGGGAGAGTTCATCGAGTCAATGATCCGACGCCAAACGGGATTCCTGTCACTTGGGAAATGATCGAAGGTGCGGAGATGTATATCGAAGCTATTGGCGACGGTCCGCATCATATCGAAGAACGATTATCGCCGTGTCTCGATTTGCATCCAACTATGAGAGGTACTCCCGATTCATGGAGTCATGTCGGGGCTGTGATCGAAATCAACGATTACAAGTTTGGACACGGGCATGTCGAAGTCTTCGAGAATCCGCAACTTGTCACTTATGCGTGTATGATTTTAGATCAACTCAGAATCGATGGCCGACAAGAGCAGTTCATGCGACTCGTTTTCCGTATCATTCAACCGCGTAGTTATAGTGTAGCGGGTCCGGTTCGGACGTGGTCAGTAATGGCTCCAGAAATTCGCGCGATGCGCAATCGAATCCGGGCAGCAATTGTCGCAGCACAAGGAGACAATCCCGAATGTCGCACCGGAGACGAATGCGGATATTGCAGCGCTCGCGCATTCTGTACGACACTTCAGCAAGCTACGATGCGAATTGCCGATTGGGCAAGCGTATCGACTCCGATGGAGTTGGAGCCTGCGGCGATGGGACTAGAGCTTCGGACCATGCAAAGATCCGTAGACCTACTGAAAGCGCGATTGTCGGGGCTTGAGGAGGTCGCACTATCCACGGCCAAGTCAGGCAAGCAGATCCCCGGATATCGGATCGAGCAAGGCCAAGGGCGCCAACGTTGGAAGGTTCCCGTCGCAGCGGTCGAAGCGCTCGGGGACACGTTCAAGATCAAATTGACCGAGTCGTCGCCGATCACGCCCAAGCAGGCAATCACGGCGGGCATTCCGGCCGAACTGATCGCGCAATTCAGCGAGACGCCGCCGGGCAAGGTCAAGCTAGTTCAGGACGACGGCGGATTTTTGCGCCGGGTATTTACACAAGCGTAATCTTGAAGTAGTATCGAAGTCCCTTCATGTAGGAGTTGACATGGCAAACGACACAGTTCAATTTTTAACCCCCGCAAACCCCGTCGGCCGTCTGGTCGGCGGATCGCTAACGAAATCGCAAACGAAAGACGCGGACGGCAAGCCCCTAGTCGGCAAGACCGGCGCAGGGCAGGGCAAACCGATGTTTAAGTTCTATATCGCCGTCGCAGTACCGAAGAACGGCACGTCCGCATGGTACCAAACCGAATACGGCGCGAAGGTCTTGCAAGTCGGCCAATCCGCATTCGGCCCGCTGGCGCAAAACCCGTCGTTCAGTTGGAAGATCGAAGACGGCGACAGCGTCATTCCGAACTTGAAGGGCAAGACGAACGCGAGCCGCGAAGGCTATCCGGGAAACTGGATTTTGAACATGGCCGTCATGACCTTCGAGGATCAATCGCCGATTCAGACTTGCAACATCGACGGGACGCTTCCGGTTCCGGCGGCCGACATCAACTTGGGCGACTATGTCCAAGTCGTCGTCAACTGCAAGGGGAACGCTTCGTCGAGCAAGCCGGGCGTCTATCTGAACCCGGTCGCGGTCGCGAAGGTTGCCAACGGCGAACGGATCGTCCACGGCGTTGATGTCAAGACCGTCGGTTTTGGAAAGGGCGTCGTCTTGCCGCCCGGGGCCAGCTTGACCCCGATCGGCGCAATGGGCGCTCCCGCGCCCGCAACGGGCTTCCAAGCCCCGCCCCCGCTGGCCGGTGCATTCGTACCGCCTGCCGTCGGTGCCGCGCCCAACGCGGCGATTTTGGGCCTTCCTGCTGCCCCGGTGCCTGCTGCTGCCCCGCCACCCCCGGCTGGTCCGCAGTTGTCCGCCAAGGGCTTGGCGACAGGCGTCACGCTTGAAGCCTTCCTAGCGGGAGGTTGGACGCTGGACACCATGAAGCAAAACGGCTACCTAGCCTGACGCAACACGGCCGCCCCTTCGGGGGCGGTCTTTTTGAGGAAGAAAATGCAAAAGATCATCGAATTGATAACCGCGCTGGACAATCCTAGTGTCGAAACTATCAACGCGATTCGGGCGGCCGTTCACGCGAAGTCTCCTTTCCGCGATGAGCCAGTGGATTTCGTCGAGTGGGTTCCGGCCGAATCGGTATACCAAAACGATTACAACCCCAACTCGGTCGCGCCGCCCGAGATGGAATTACTTCGGGTGTCGATCGACGCGGACGGATATACGCAGCCGATAGTAACGATGCCCGATGCCGACGGCAAGCGCGAGGTAATCGACGGTTTTCACCGTCACCGCATCGGAAAAGAAGATCCTACTATTGCCGCGCGGATTAAGGGATACTTGCCGACCGTCCGCATCAACGAATCGCGCTATGACAAGGCTGACCGTATGGCCGCCACGATCCGCCACAATCGGGCGCGAGGAAAACATCGCGTAGACGCCATGTCGGACATTGTGATCGAACTGAAACGGCGCAACTGGTCGGACAATAAAATCGCGTCGAATCTCGGCATGGAACCCGATGAGGTTCTACGTCTATGCCAGATTAGCGGGCTGTCCGAATTGTTCGCGGATCAGGAATTCTCGAAATCTTGGGATATCGAAGATGCGTCGGACGATTTTGTACCTCTTCAAGACACTGATGGCGAACCTGTTGTGCTAGAGCCCGGCCGAATCTTGCACACTTGGGATCAATGGGAATGTTACCGCGCGGGGTTCTATGAAACTGCGCACGACAAGACTAAAGATCAATGCGAGGCCGCATATTGCGAACTACTACGCGATATACCGGCGTTCGAAGCGGCACTCGTGCGCGTTGTCACGGAATGGACGAAAAGTTGCGAGCACTACTTGACGAACGAGCGTATGAACCGCATCGCGTGGCTCGGTCAAGCGTCGCTATGTATCGCCAAAGGAATCCCGTCGATCTATCGGGGAGGATTCAATCTTCTGACGCCGGACGAGCAAAATGCCGCGAATGAGGCCGCGCTGCGAGCATTGAATGCGTGGCTAGTAGTCAACGGACGAGCGTCGTTGACCATGGCCGACGCCCAATCCAAAACTGAAGCGAACCTTTACTGACATGCCGACACTCAAAAAGTATCAAGACGCAGACGTACTCACTGCCGCTCGTGAGCGCATTAGGTTTACCTTCGACAACTTCGAACGAGTCTATGTGTCGTTCAGCGGAGGAAAGGACAGCGGCGTACTCCTGCACCTTGTCATGGAAGAAGCTATCCGGCGCGGCCGCAAGGTAGGCGTGCTAATTATCGACCTGGAAGCCCAATACGCCGCGACGATAGATCATCTGCATGAAATGGTCGAGATGTACGCCGAGCACATTGATCTATGGTGGTGCTGTGTGCCTTTGTTACTGCGCAATGCTGTAACTAATTTTGAGCCTCGCTGGATGTGTTGGGACGAATCGAAGCGCGAGTTATGGGTGCGCGACATGCCTAAGTGCGCCAAGACAGCCAAGGATCTTCCGTGGTTCGTTCCCGGTATGGAGTTTGAGGAATTCATCATTCTGTTCGGCGCATGGTATGGGAGAGGCGCGCTAACGGCAGGATGTATCGGAATTCGCGCGGACGAAAGTCTGAATCGGTTTCGAACCATCGCTATTTGGGATAAGGAGATGTGCGATGGAAAACGGTACACGACGCGAATCGAAGACCAGGTTTACTATGTTTACCCAATCTACGATTGGCGCACGGAGGACATTTGGCGATTCTACGCGCACTATCCCCATTTGCCCCACAACAGAATTTACGATCAGATGCATAAGGCCGGAGTCTCGATTAGTCAGCAGCGATTATGCCAGCCTTACGGAGACGATCAGCGCAAGGGCCTATGGCTTTATCACATTCTCGAACCGCAGACATGGTTCAAGCTGATAGCGCGAGTCAACGGCGCCAACTCCGGAGCGGTATACATTCAGGAGCGCGGCAATATCACCGGATACAACAAGATAACGAAACCCGAAGGTCATACGTGGCAGAGTTTCTGCAATCTGCTGTTGCAATCGTTACCGGCGAAGACTCGCAGTCATTATATGGGCCGCTTTCGATCGTTCATAAAAGGATGGCGCACGCGCGGCTATTCGACGATTCCTGATGAAGTTCCGAAGATCCTCGAAGACGCGCATTGGGCACCAAGCTGGCGACGCATGTGCAAGGTATTGCTACGTAACGATCATTGGTGTAAAGGTTTAGGATTGACTCAGCCGAAAAGTGAGGCGTACGGCAAATATTTGGAGATGAAAAAATGCAAGCCCGAATGATGGACATTGAAGTTTACAAGGATTACTTTCTTGTGAAACTGGACAATCCGATCCAAGATATCGAAATGTTCCCCGGTCAGCCGATGGACATCGCAGAATTACATGCGGCAATGTCTTCCGATCTTATCGTTACGTTCAACGGGAACCATTTCGACATGCCCTTGATCGCCGCCGCGCTGGCCGGGGCGAACAATGCGCAATTGAAACAAGCCTGCGACGAAATCATCGGCATGAATTTGCAGCCTTGGGAATTCTATTCCCGATGGAATCTTGAAACGCCCGATTTCGACCATATCGACATGATCGAAATCGCGCCGGGCCGGACCAGCTTGAAGGAATACGGCGGCAAGATGCATTCGCGCAAGTTGCAGGATTTGCCGATCGACCCAAGCGAGTCGATCACGCCCGACATGCGGGGCGCCCTGCGCGAGTATTGCGGGAACGACTTGGCGACCACACGCGACCTTTTCAACACCTTCCCGTCGCAGATCGCCTTGCGCGTCCAGATGTCCGCCGAGTACGACATGGATCTTCGCAGCAAGTCCGACCCGCAGATCGCCGAATCGATCATGAAAAAGTTGACCGGCGTCAAGAATCGTCAGGTTGTCTCGCCGGGGACCGCGTTCTATTATCGACCGCCCGCATGGCTGGCATTTCAGAATTTGAACATCCTTGATCTACTTTCTCGATCGGTGTTCAAAACGACCTTCGCCGGGGGCGTTGACATGCCCGTCGAGTTGGGCGGCCATCAGATTCGTATCGGCCGGTCGGTGTACCGTATGGGTATCGGCGGCCTGCATAGCTCGGAACAGAATCAAGTGCATCTGGCCGATGACACCTTTGTTCTGCAAGATGTCGATGTCGCGTCCTACTATCCGACGCTAATCTTGAAGACCGGCATTGTCCCGCCCGCGATCGGGGCGCAGTTCGTGTCGATCTATCAGAGCGTTTACACGCGGCGCTTGGCGGCCAAGGCTGCGGGCAACAAGAAGGACGCGGACAGTTTGAAGACCTTTTTGAACGGCGTGTTCGGCAAACTGTTGTCGAAATGGTCGATCTTCTACGATCCGACCGGCGGGATACAAGTCACGGTGACGGGTCAACTCGCGCTGCTGATGCTGATCGAAATGTTGGAAATCTCGGGGATCGGCGTCGTCTCGGCGAACACGGACGGGATCGTCATCAAGTGTCGCAAGGATATGACATGGTTGCGCGATCAAGTCGTCGCATGGTGGTGCAAGCTAACCGGGTTCGAAACGGAAGCGGCCGATTACGCATGGATAGCGTCGCGCGACGTGAACAACTATGTCGCCATGAAGACCGACGGGACAATCAAGTTGAAGGGAGCCTACGCCCGCCCGGTGCCGGTCGCAACAAGCTGGCCCAACCCGAGCGGCGAAGTCTGCATCGACGCGGTCGTCGCATACATGAAAGCCGGGACGCCCGTCATGACGACCATCAAGGCTTGCCAGGATGTGCGCAAGTTCGTCCATATCCGCAAGGTCAAGGGCGGCGGCGAATGGTGCGGCCAGCTCCTTGGGCGCGCGGTGCGATGGTATTACGCGACTAGCGGGGCGCCGATCCTGTACCGGACGAACGGGAACAAGGTCGCCGCGTCGGACGGCTGTCGGCCGCTGATGGAACTGCCGGAAGGGTTCGCGGTGCCGGACGACATCGACTATTCGCGATATGCGGCCGACGCGGTCGGCATGATTCGGGATTTGGGGGTGGTGGTATGAAACGCCGCCGCAAACTATCCGCCCGCGTAGTCGCGCAAATCCGCCGCGATCTTGCGCTCGGCGTCAAACAAACGTATCTCGCCATCGCGCACGGCGTTTCGCAAGCAACAATTAGCAACGTCAACCTTAAAAGGGGCGTATATGCAAATGAAAACGATGCGGGGGAAGACATCGGAAACCCGGACGGCCAGCCCGGACCAATACCGACAGCTATGGGCGGCGCAGACAATGCCGGAAGCGCTGCGCAATCGACAGTTGATCTTGATGGCCTTGGATTGTGGCCTAGATGCCCCGTTGCCCGCGCTCCGGGCTTTTGCGGACTTGATACGCGCCGACATGCGATCCGCACAAACGGATGATTCATGGTTGACGAACTATACGCCTTGGCCGACGCCAATCCCGACGCAACTTGGGACGACCCCTGCTTCGACGACTTCCGAGAACGCTACGCCGCCAGTGTGCGCGAACGATACCAAAAAGCCGTCATCAGGGTCGATCGAAAGGGGATATATAATTCCTTGCCTGACGCGCAACGATTTCGCCCCGACGGAATGGCCGACGCCGTCTGCCGAATGATTCACGACCAGCGGCCTTTCTGCTGGTTACCACAAACGTCGTGGAACTGGCGCAGATCGGTCAAAGATTACTATTTGACGGTTAGATCAACATTGTGATAGGCTCCATTTTTAACTGAAAAAGGAAATGTCATGTTCAACAAACTTGCAACTTTCGCCAGCGGTATAGTCAACGCCATCAAGGCATTCGCTATTCAGTGCGTCGCCGTTCCGGCGGGATTCGTCCAGCACGTCAGCGCCGTCGTTCATGACGCCGTTCTCGGCACGATGAACCATATCGCCGCCGCTGTCAAAGCGATCCATGGTTTCGTGGCAACGGTGACGAATCATTTGACGCTGCTGGTCACGCCAGCGCCGAAACCTATTGCCATGCCGCCGCAGCAAGCGGCCAAGCAAGCCGAAACTCCGAAGGCGTAACGAGTACACGCAGCCCGGCGGGCGAATCGACAATGAACGACATGATTCGGACGTGGACCGGCGACATGCCGATCGAGGAAGCCGCATTGAAGCAACTTGCGGACGTTGCGCAACTGCCCATCCTTGCGGGCCATATCGCGGTGATGCCCGACGTTCATATGGGCGTCGGCGCATGCGTCGGGTCGGTGATTCCAACCGAAGGCGCGGTCATCCCGAGCGCGGTCGGCGTCGATATCGGCTGCGGCATGGCCGCCGTCCGGACCACGCTGCGGGCCACGGACTTGCCTGAATCGTTGGCGACCATCCGAGCTCAGATCGAGCGCGACGTTCCGGTCGGCTTCAATCAGCACAAAGACCCGGAAGACACGATCAACCGCGCGTCGAAATACGACAAGCGTTTGGTTCGGCGCTTGCAGGATTTGCGTGTTCGCTTTGACGCGCTGAAAATCTTGATGAATCTTTGTGACCTAAGCCACGCGAAAGTTTGGGAACAAGTCGGCACGCTCGGGGGCGGGAACCACTTCATCGAAATCTGTCTCGACACGGACGATCGGGTTTGGATCATGCTGCATTCGGGATCGCGCAACGTCGGGAACAAGATCGGGAACTTGGCGATCACGCAAGCGCGGGAACTGATGGTCACGCGCGGCGTCGAGATTCCGCAGCGCGATCTAGGATGGTTGCCCGAAGGCACGCCCGAGTTTGAAGCGTACATCGAAGCTATGCATTGGGCGCAAGATTACGCCGCGCTGAACCGCGATGTCATGATGGAACTGGTCATCGGCGCGATGGAGCGCCATTTGCCAAAGTTCCAACTAACCGAGACGCATGTAAACTGTCATCACAATTTCACGCAAATGGAGTCGCATTATGGGCGGAACATTTGGATTACGCGCAAGGGCGCGGTTGAGGCGCGGGCCGGACAATTGGGTATCATTCCCGGTTCGATGGGTACGCGATCTTATATCGTCCAGGGCCGAGGGAACGAATCGTCGTATTGTTCTTGTTCGCACGGTGCGGGACGTGTCATGTCCCGAACCCAAGCCAAACGCCAATTCACGCTTGACGATCTCGAGGCCCAAACTGCGGGAGTCGAATGCAGAAAAGATGCTGGTGTATTGGACGAAATTCCAGGGGCTTACAAAAGTATAGACGCCGTCATGAAAGCGCAGCGCGATCTAGTCGATGTCATCGCGACCTTGAAGGCGGTACTATGCGTCAAAGGATAGCGCGAGCGATCGCGACGCCGGATTGCCCGCCACCGATCCATTTGGGTTCCGCTGATGGCCGATCCGTTTGAAGTCAAGATGGCGGCCGACGTTCTGGCCGCCCTTGATGCCGGATGGGATAACTACGTCATGCTGGCCGAAACGCAGTACTTCGTCGGCCGCGATCTGATGGGCGTGACCGTCGCGTCGGCCCGAAGGTGCGACGACGGAATCACGCATGTCCAGACGCGATATTTCGCCGGATTGGGCGGCGACGATCTTCCCGACTTGCTCGGCGCATATCAGGGTTTTTGGGAACCGCCGTCGTGGTGGTCCCGCCGCAATTTCGACCGAAGGCATTGACATGTCCTTGATGATGACCCGGCGCGGGTTCCTCAAAACGTGCTTGTCGCTTGCTGTTGCCCCGGCCATAGTAAAGGCTGGCAATATCATGAGGATCAATCCCGGCTATATTATAGGCGACTTCCATGCCGCAAGCTACGTTTGAACGCGCGCAGGCGGCCGCCGCCGAAGGCCGGTCATGGGACGCGATCGACGCCTATCTCGAATCGATAGAGTTGCAACCATACGCGATTGCTCCGCACGTCGCGCTCGGGGGCCTGCTGGCGAAGCTGCATCTATACGAGGAAGGCCATGCGTGTTTTGAGACGGTCCTTGCGCTCGGCGGCGACCGCAGCAAGACACTGTCCGTCATGGCCTACTATGCGGCCAACGCTTGCAATTGGGATTTGCAGGCCAAGGCGGAAGCCGCGCTGCTATGGGAAATGCGCAACGGCGACAACCATGCAGGACCGTTCAATCTGCTGGTAGTCGAAGGCGCGACGCGGCAAGAAATGCTCGCCGCGTCCGCGTACCATTGGCAAGAACTTACTGTTTCGCTATCTCAGCAAGCGTAGCGTCTTTGTCCTTGCTTCCGACGCTTGATCCGAAATAGTAAGCTAGAACGGCCTTGGATTCGCTGACCAGATACCCGAGCGCGGTTCCGACCAGCCCGAACAACGCCGGATCTTTCGACTCGATCTTCCCGGCGGCCAAAGCCCAAATCAAGACCAGATTCGCGCCAATTATGCCCCATGCCAGGACCGACGGCGTCCAATCGCGAGTGGCGACGGCCATCGCCCGAGCGCTGGACCGATCGGCGACATCGTCGGCGGCCAAGGCGGCGTCGTGGTCAAGGTTCAGCCGAACAAGGTCGATTTTCTGCTGCGACATCAAGGTCGCCTGCGTCAGTTCGACTTCCTTCAGCTTTTCGATCATTTCCGGGGTCAAGGCGCCCGTTTGGAGCACGTTTGCGATCGCGGCCGTACCCGAGCCGGGGGCCAAGCCGAAGACGCCTTCTAGGGCCGTTACAGCCCCGCCTGCGAGCGGTCCCCCGAGCATTGTGGCGATGGTTGGCGCGATAGATTTCAGTGCATTTCCGAGATTGAAGCTCATGTCCATTCCCCTGTCAAAAGTTGCTGCGCGACTCGTTTGGCGCGGTCGCCGACGCCGACGGGCGGCGGTTTGGCCCAATCTGACGCGAGCGCCTGATCGTGCGCCGCCTGCCAGTCCTGCGCGAGCAATGCGGCCTCCATGTGCTTGAATCCAAGTAAGCGCGTCTCGCCAAGATTGAAGCCCATATTCTGACACGCCGCCGCCCGGATCGGGTCAAGTCCGGTATACCATGAAAGCGTCTGCAACTCGCGAATGACCACGTCCAAATCATTGCGCAAAATGAAGTTGACTTGACCGTCCGACAAGGCTACGGCATGGCTGAAATTCTCGCCGGGCTTGATAAGATGACCGACGCCGACTGTCCATAGGCCCTTGGAATCCTGATAAGGGCGATATCTGACGCCTTCGTCGCGCCGAAGCTGGTCGATGATGTTGTCGATCATGGTAGGCTTAAAGGTTCGTGGAAAATCTTAGCGACCACGACGGCGATGATGATCGTCCCGATATGTCGACCGGCGGTCCAGACTCGGCCCATGATCCGACGGTGCGTCGCGTCGTTGCGCATTGTCTGCAAGACTTCGTCAAACTTGGCGTCGATGGCGTCCATCTTCGCTTTGCCTTCGGTTAGGCGTTCGCAGATTGTGTCATATCGTTCTTGTAAAACGGCGACGTTGATCTTCATGTCGGTTAGGTCTTCGGTGCCCATGATGCAACTTCCTAGTATTGAAACGGCGCGGTCGCCGGGGTGTAAGAACTGGTATATCTGGCAAATCCCATCGTCAGCCTAAACTCTGACATGTAGAATCCTACCAGCGGGTCGATACCTTGACAACCGTTGATATAGAAGCCCGGATTGCTCGATCCGCTCGGGTTGTATGGTCCGTAATTCGTGGTATCGGCCTTTGTCGCTTCAAGATTCCCGTCGAGGAACAAATACCCAACGCCCGACTTGCGGCAATATGCCGCCGAATGCCAAGTGTTCGCGCTAATGTTCGTCACGCCGACGATGCTGGTGTTTTGACAGATCAGGATACGATCCGGCGAGGACCCGTTGATTTCGATCCCCATTTGAAACGGAAACCCTGTCGAATTCATGCCGCAAACAGGATATGATCCGTTTGCCGATGTCGTGTTTGTGTCATAAAACCAATACTCGACGGTGAAGTCGCCCGTTCCAAATCCATTCCACGCCGGTACCAAATCCGCGCCGGGCAATAGAATCCCGGTGTTGGCCGTCGCCGTATACAGGGACGAATTCACCCCCGCGAACGGCGAACCGACGGCCGTACTTGTCACGGTGTACGGCGCCGACGCATAGGCCGTGCTCTGATTCCAGGGCGTCGAACCATATACGTCGGTGAACGTGGTCCCGTTGTTTGCGCCTGTCAGATGCATCAACAGCGCGGCTTTGACGACCCCGCCGCCGTACGTCAGAATCGGGCTTTGTGCTGCGCCCATGATTAGGTCAATCCGACGCCGTTGATGATCCATCGCGTCGCCGCGACTTTGTAGATCGTGACCATGCCGTAAGTCCCGACTGTGCGCGTCCCTGTCGATCCAGTCGTCGCAAGAACAAGCGTGTCCGACGTGATCGCGATAGAAATCGACGCTGTTCCCTGATCGTTCACGATCGTAATTGCGGTGCCGATCGGAAATGCGACGCTTGCGTTCGCCGGGATGGTCAACGTCGTGAAACTAGTATCGGTGATCCGAATACACCCGCCGATGTCGGTCAGCGCGGGCGCGCCGGTCGTCACGGCCGACAGTAATTGCGTGACGGGAATCAGCGGATACTGCCAAGCCGGAAGCCCGCTGGCGATGCTGAGAATCTGATTCGCCGAACCAATCGGCAGCATGGCCGTGGTATTGGCCGCCGACTGATACGGGATCGAACCGGCCGCGCCGCCGATCAAGTTCGTCGCATTGACGCCAATCAGGACCGGGTCATTGATGCCGGGGATGTTGTCATAGGTTCGGATGCTCGCGCTGTTCGAATCGAGCAAGACGACTTTATACAAGGCGCCCTGCGTCCACCAAACCTCATACGGGCAACGGCCATCGGGATTCAACGGGATCGGATTTGTCTGCGGCGTGCCGCCCGTGTAGTCGGTATATACGGTAGAAAGGTTCGAAGTCCCGGCCGCATAGATCGCAAGGAAGCCGCCCGTGTTCGGGATCGTTCCGTTGGCGTTCATGAATTCGTCGCCGTTTCCGATCGGCGACATCGCGACGGTGTATGTCATGGCGGGCCTCAATAAGTAACGGTGATGGTGAACGGATTGTTTACGAGCGCGTCACTGGTAGTGTCTACAATATGGATTGTGCAGCTTCCGACCGCTTGCGCCGCAACGTATGCATAGCACGGATCGCCTGCTGATTGCGCCGTTACTTGAATTCCGTATGTGGCGGCTGCGAAGTTCGACGTAAAACTTACAACATAGATACCTGTTGATCCGTTCGTCACGCCGCTAATCGTATTGCCTTCATGCAGTTGATGATTGACGCTGGTCCCGCTGATCTGTGCCGAAATGAAGATCGACCACGGTTGCGCTGCCGCTGTTACCGCGCTATCCACATATGCGGTCGTCGCGACCTTTGTCGAGTTGTCTAGGGCCGCTTGCGTTGTTCCCGTAACACCGTTGGCAAGTGCGCTGGTCGCGTCCAGCGTGCCGTGAAATCCGCCGTTTCCGGTGATCTTGCCCGTAAACGTGCTGGTCCCGGTAACGGCGGCTGTGCCCGTAACGGTCAGCGTGCCGCCGGTCGATAGATTGGCAGCTTGGAACGTGTAGCCAAGAATGCCCGGTACGGCCAAGGGCGTGACATTCGACACGTTGACCGCCGACAAACCCGAGTCCAATGATTCGGACGGGTCCATTGTCAAGTTGACCGTTGTCGCGACCGAGAACGACGACGACGACACGGTCCCGTATACGGTCCCGGCGGTCACGGTTGCCTGAATGCGCGTACCGACCGGAAATGTCGCGGTCGTGTTGCCTGCCGTGGTGAACTGCGTCGCGCTCGAATAGATCGGGGTCACGCCGGACGCCAACCAATTCGACGACGATCCCGCGCCGATGTCATTGATCCCGACGATATTATCCCATTCGGAATTCGGGATTTGCGTCAATCCATCGGACGCGAACGCTTGGAACTTGACGGCGGTCCCGGCCGGAATCCAGATTTCGCCATTGACGCGCCCATCAGTGCCAAGCGGGATCATGGTCGCCCATGTAGGCCCGCCCGCGCTGGTCGTGTATAGCGCGAGCGGCGTCGTCGTCCCGGCGGCGTAAGACGCAAGGAATCCGCCGCTGTTCGGGATTGTCCCGTTCGCGTTGAAAAACTCTGTCCCGTTGCCGATTGGGCTGAGGTTGTAAGCGGCCATGATTATTCCTTGAAGACGCCCGCGCCCGCCATCGTGTTGCGCTGAAATGATGCGGCCTGTTCAGCCGCTTGGGCCGCCGCCGCCTTGTTGGCTGCGCGTGTGCCGAGCACGTTCTTGATGACTGATCCCATACCGGGGACAATCCCATTTCCTACGCTTTCGAATGCCCCGCCTGCCAAACTGCCAGCTTGCCGCGCCGCTTCACCCATCAACGTTATCGCCGATGCTGAATTGTTGAATGACGACCCGCGCGGCTGATATGTCGAATTCCGCGCATAGTTGCCGAGCGCGCGCAGATGCGCCCCTTCGCCGTTGCGGAAGATTGTATCCATACTCGGCGCGAACCGATTGACTTGGCGATTGAAGCTGTCGGCGGCGAAGTTGCCTTCATAGTTCGAATTCAATCGCGCCGCGTCGCGCAAATGATCCATGACCGCCACGCCCATCGTTTGACGGGCAACATCGTTACTCGCCAAATTCTGCCCCATCTGCGCGACATTGTTCTTCTTGCCGCGAACGATGAACTTGTTGACGAAATCATCCGGCTCCACGCTTCCGTTGACGGCGGCTTTATACGCCGGATCGTTGTCAAGCGCATCGAATCGCGCTTTGGCCGCCGAGCGTGCAGCATCGGCCATTGGACGCAACGCCGCCGCGCCGTCTTGAAGCGGAAGATTTTCAAGTTCCTGAATCATCGTTGACGCGGCGAATCGAGTGTTTCCGTCAGTTGCGCCCCGCGCTACGTTGCCAAGATTGCGTCGAAGGGCCAGATAGTTTTCGAATGTCATATTCCCGTTTTCGGCGAAACTTTTCAATGCGTTCATTTGTCCGGCTGGCGCGTCATCGGTCAACAATTCATGACCTAGGGACTCTTGAATATTTTGATATAGCTGCGCAGCATCGACCGGGAATTGACCGCCGTTGGCATCACGAAGCGCTTTGTATTTGGCGTCAATGTCAGCCTTGACGGGCGCGTCCAAATCCTGATACGCCTTGATGAGCGTTTCGCCGTGTTCGGCCGGATTGATCGTATTGACATCGGGGCCGACGCTGTCGCGAATTGCGGATAGGTTCGCAGCCTGATTCTTGTTCTGCCAATCGAAGAACGCCGCCGCTTGCGGATTCTTGCTTTTGCTGTTGAAATCGTCCGACATCCGGGCAACATTCTGCGCGGCTTGTGGCGCGCTGAGACGGCCGGGAATCATAAGCGAATCCGCTTCGACTTGGCGGCCAAGGGCGTCGAAGTCGATATGATCCGACCATGCGTCGCCAAATTTGGCTTGCGCATCGGCGATCTGCGCCTGAATGCTGGCCTGCATTTCCGGTGTCGCGCTGCTGACCCGGGACATGACCCCGGCTGCGTCCGAACCTCCGGCCGCGAATTGCGCCCCGGCCGCTCCCGGCGCGGCCGGGGCGCCGGGGGCCGGGCCGATTCCAGGGGCCGCGCCGGGGACTTCGTTCAGGGGAGCCGTCGGACTACCGCCCCGGCGAATCAGGGTATCGCCCAAAACGCCCCCTGCGGCCTTTGTGGCGCCCGCCACGACGCCGGGTATTTCCCCGACGATCTTCGGTGCCGCCGCCATCGTCGTCGCGTGTACGGCCGTTTTGATGGCCGCCATCGTGTTGCTGTTGTCATCGACGACCCCTAGGCCCTTGGAACCCAAGATATCGCCGGTTTTGGCCGCCACCCATCCCCCGGCCGTGTCGATTGCCTGCCCGACAACGTCCGTCGCCCCGGCGATCGCCTTACCGATCGTGGTCGTCGGCTGGTAGGTATGGGCCAAAATGGACTCTTGATCGGCCTGATTGTCTTCCGGCGACATCCCGTTCGCCATGTTCCACCATCCTTTCGCCCCGGCGGCCAGCGCCAGTGCCCCGCCGCTGGCGATATGCAGCGCCCCTTCGCCGAGTCCTGTCGTCAATCCTAGGCCGCCGCCCCTGGGCGCGGCAGGGGCGGCCGGAGTCTGCCCGCCGATGGACGCATGTGCGGCGTCGAATTGGGAAGAAAATGACCCATTGTCCGGCGCGGCGGCTGGTCCGGCTGGTTTGGCGGCGTCGAATTCGTCAGCGAATGCCATTACACATCCAGTCCATTATCGGCCCGCAGCTTTTCGAAGTCGATCCCCTGCTTGCGGAATTTGGCCTGCTGTTGCGCGGACATCGGGGCCAATACCGCCGAGCGTTCGGCCGGGGACATCCCCTTCCATTGAACGAGTCGCGGATCGGCCAGCGAATTCCATTGCGTCAGCCGGGCCGAATACGCGCCGGGGTCAGTCTGGACGGGTTGCAAGAATTTCTGCTTCATCAACTTGACTTGCTGTTGCGCGATGATCTGGTTCGTCGCGTGTTGAATCGCTTCGGGCGTCATATGTAGATTGGGGTTCGCCACTTCGGCCAAGGCGCGAGCGCTGTCGGTGTTGCCGCCCGCCAGCGCCAGCATGTTCGCATTTTTGGCAAGAAGGTCCGTACTCGTTTTCTGCATTTCTTCGACCGTCATTCCCAACTTGCCCGCAAGACCGGCCAGCATCGCTTGACGATCGCTTCCGACGCCGGTAATGGCGTTCGGGGCAAGTCGCTTGATTTCCTGCAAGACGCCGATGTTCTGCGCGGCCGTAGCGCTGTCGGCGGCTGTTTGTTTCCAGTCTTCTTGCGCAGCCGTGGCCTGATTGACTTGCGCCTGCGCCGCCGCCTTTGTGGCTGGTGCGGCAGGGGCAGCAGCGGCAGGGGCCGACGCCTTTGTGGCCGGTGCGGCAGGGGCCGACGCCGGTCCCTTTGAAGCCTGCGCGGTCGCATTCATGGGGCTATATGAACGCTGTCCAGTGTTCTTGTCAACATTGACCGACCACATTCCCCCGGCTGGGTCGGTGTATGTTTCCGCGCGACCTGTCAGCGGAACAGCGGCGGCCACGGCGGTCGCGCCCGACGGCGTCAAAGCGCTGCCCGACGTTTGGATTTGCGCCGATGGGCTTTGCGTGACAAGATTTCCTGTTTGCACGTTCTGTTGTTCCCGAACAGTCTTCAAAGAATTCATGCGCGTCGCTTGGGCGGTCAATACTGCCGACACGCCTGCGTCGTTTTGCTCGGGCGTGTTTGTATCTTTGTACGCTTGGCCGACCATATGTTCAACTTGTACTTGCGCCTTGCGCATTGCTTCTTGTGTCGCCGGGGGTTGAGAACTGACGGCGTCTTCAAGGATCTGATGAACAGCGGCCGGGGTCGTGTTATTTTGATTCGCGGCGATAACGGCATTGGCAAAGACTTGCTGTTCATCAGTGTTCAAATCGAGCAACGATTTATTTGCGCCAGCCGTTGCGGTATTCGTAGCCTGCAACTTTTGCAAGTAGTCTTGACCCGTCTGCGGCATTTTCTGCATGACCTTCGCGGCGAATGTCGTCGCGCCGCCCTTTGGCATACCGACCTGAGCATCGCCCGCAAGAATGGACTGACCGTCACCGGTCGTGACAGGCTTCCCGTCTGCGCCGAGAATGGGATCGCCTTTCTTGTAAAGATCGTTTGTATTGAACCCCATGTTCGCCGTCCCGTCAGCGTTGATCTGCATCTGACGCGATAGGTCAGTGTTCCAAGTCTTGCGTTCTTCGTTGATTTGCTGAATACTTTGCGTCTGTGCCTGTTCTTGTGTCAGCTTCAAATTCGCTTCTTGAACGGCGATCGGATTCAACTGCGCCGCTTGGGCGATGCCCTGTAGGCCGCTGATGGTATTGACCATGCTGCCAATCGTTTGAATGCCTGCGTTCATGTTCGGCGGATTGATTTCCGAACCGCTGAAAGGTACGGCGTATTGTGTCATGGTGTCATCCTTACATCGGGATAATGCCCTGCCCTGCGGCATTGGCGTAGGTGGTGCCGGAACCGCCAAACAGGCCGCCACCAGTGCCCGGAACATAGTTGCCCGTATTCGTGCCGCCGATACCCTGCGCAAGCGACGAAATCGTGTTCGCACCCGCGACTTGATTGATGCCGCCCGTCACGGCATTCGTCGCGCCGGTTATGCCTTGCGCGATCGCGTTGCCTTGGCCGGTGATGTATTGGCCTTCCAATCCGCCGAACTGCGTTGCCCCTGTTGCACCAACGGTCGAAGCGTTCGCGCCTGCATTGGCCGTGTTCGATAGCCGGTTGTAAATATTATTCTGCGAAGTCTGGAAATTGTTGAAGGCTTGCTGATATGCGTTCTGCGCGTAGTTCGTGCCGTATGCGGTCAACGCAGTTTCAGTATTTCCGCCCGGCGCGACTTGACCCGACGCGCCGAGATTCGTTTGCGCGCCCAAGCCCTGCGCGAGTGCAAAATTGTAGTTCGGCGCAAGATTCGCATTCAAGTCGGCATTGTTAAACGTCGAAAGAAGACCGGGACCATTGGGGCCGGTTGCGTTCGTGTTCAACATACTGCCGAGCGTGGTCGCCGCTTGGCCGCCCAACGTTTGATACGGCTGCAAATTGTTGTTCGTAAGTTGGGCGATCTGTTGCGTATTCTGCAGCGCTTGCGCGTTGGATTGTGCCGATGCCGCGCCCGCCGCCGCCGATCCGGTTACACCTACTGCGCCCCCGACAAGCCCGCCGACGAGTTGCGACGCGGCTGCGCCCGCGACGGCTGTTCCAATTATTGACATGTCAACTCCGGAAGCCGGTTGCCCGGCAGATAGGGGGATTCGGGCATCGGTTCGACGATTTCGTCTTCGACATCGGCCAAGTCCCGCGACTCGGTTTCGACGCGGACGAACACGACGCAGATGGCGTCAGTCTTAGCCACGACGGCGCGTTGCGTCCCGGGCTTGCAGGAAATGATTTCGGGGCCGGTGATTTCCCGGACGCCTTCGTCTGTCGTGACGACGATCGTCCCGGACACGACGAAGTAAAGGTGTGCTTTCTTGTGAACCTTGCCGACGATGACGGTCCCGGCCGGGCGCGCGAGCCATCGCGCATAGATTCCTCCGCCGAAGAAATGACGGCAGTCGTCATCGCTAGGCGCCCATTGGGGCATCGTCAACATGACGCTTTTTAGCGTGTTGACCTTATCGGACATTGGGATTACGACATCGGCGGCCATCGGCGTTCCCTGTAGGGAATCGGGCCGATCTAGCGCCGAGCGGCAAAGGCGGGTTTGACCCCGGCGGCTTCCTTGGCCGCCGGGTAGGGCTATTCTAGCACGATTCTTGCGAGCCGGTAAAGGATGCCGATGACCAGCCACAAAGGCACGGAAAGGGCCAGCCCGTAAGCGATCCCCCGAAGGGGACCATTGCGATGGCGATTCATAGGATACGCAGGGCGGGCTGGGCAGGACGCGGGCGCAACGCGAGACGGCCAAGGGCTTCCCGCTGATCGCGCTCGCGCCGCAGTTGCCATATCTGCGCGACGGCGCGAAATTCGATCATGTCGGTTTCCCGGACTACGATCGCGCGGGGGTCAAGGTAGTTCATTTGCGTCCTTTCTTCGGGGGCCAGGATTCATCCGACGGTTCGACATAGCGATGGATTTTCCCCATCGTCTGCCGCGTGACCGTCGGGATGTCTTCGAGGAACGTAACGTTCGACATGCCGCGCAGTTGCGCAAGTTCGCGCTCGATCGCCCGTTCTTCGGACTTGCTTGGGATCACGGCCATGATTATTCATCGATTTCGTGGACGGTCAGCATGTCCCCATGATACAGGACATGGGCGCTCGCGATCAGATCAATCGCGGCGGCTACCGCTTCGGACGAATCCGATACGATCCGAGAATCGACCGGGCCGACGCTGTTGTTCAAGGTGACTTGCAGTTTCATTTCCGCTTCCTTATCAAGTGACGTGCGTACAGACAGACTTCAATCGCAACCGTGACGCACAGAACGATCGCGGTCATACTAGGTCATCAGACTCGGTCGGCGACGTGCCGCGATCCGGGTCGAAGGGTTGGGCGCGGCGGCGCTCGCGGCGCTCGATTTGTGCCGCTTCAAATTCAGCGTCGGCGATGTCGTTCAGCACAAGCCCCGTTGCCAGGGCCGCCGCGAAGATGTCGAGATCGGTGTTCATGACGAATATCCTAAGTCCTTACGTGATTTTGTCGCGGCCGATGGGGCGAATGCGACGTGGTGGACGTAGAAGCGGGTTCTCATGTCGTCTCCAGTTCTTTAATTCGCGCTTTAAGAGCCAGGAACGTCGCCTCAAGTTGGCGACATAGGTCGCGGGCCATCGCGTTTTCCAGCACCAGTCCAGATGGATCGCACCGAGTCTCCAGTGCATGTATGTAGTCTCTGATTGGCTCGGGCAGGCCGTTGATGTTCTCGGACGTCGGCGTCCACGCTGGGTCGGTGCAGACTCTTACGCGACTCATGCGAACCTCTTGGGTTGGATGAACTTGCAGGCGATGGCGCCGAAGCGCACGACCGCGCGATGGCGCTTGGACTTGCGGGCCTTGGCGCCCAGGTCGTCGAGCAGCGCCTCGAAGTCGACGAACAACTGCAGGTACCCGCCGTCTGGTGTGCGGCGCACAGCGGCTGGCATTGCTCCCTTGGTCTTGACCATGGTGTATCTCCTTGTGGTTGACTGGATCAGAACGAGAACTTGACGCCCAGGCTTGCGTTGTGTCCTACGCAGTCGGCCTCCAGGGCGATGCCCATCGCTTGCCATGCGTTGCGCCACGGGTGCGGCAGGAGGTCGGTGATGACGACCTGGGCAACTAGACCAGCAGCGAAGTACGAGGCGACGCGCCCGGTGCTCGGGTGCGTGCCGATGAACATCTTGGAGCCGCTCTCGTAGTAGGCGGCCGGGTGCTGCGCGAAGATGTCGAGGTCGGTGTTCATGACGAATATCCTAAGTCCTTACGTGATTTTGTCGCGGCCGATGGGGCGAATGCGATCGCGATCAGCGACAGAATGACCGGGCATACGAACAACATCAGAAGCAGCAATCCGTATCCGTTCTTTCCGGCGCGCTTTTCCGCTCGATGGCGCTTCAGAATCGCGATGCAGAAGGCCATGTAGCAGGCTAGAATTAGTAACGAAATCATTTTCGTTTCCGTTTGCGTTGGTGATGTATGTATTATCGGCACGTTCTGACCCGACACAAGCGCCCGCCGACGAACGGTCGGTTTTGGCAGACGAACGGTCAACGCGGAAAGAAGACGACCAGCGGCACGGCCCCGGCGTAGGTGATCGTGACCACGTCCCCGATGCTGACCGGGATCATTCCTTGCGTCAGTCCCAGCAGACGAACCGCCCCGGAATTGCGGGAATTGATAGTCATGGCTGACACTGTCGCGCCGCTGACCAGTAGCGTTCCGTTGCGAGTAGCCTTGTATGCATATGGCGATTTTGCCAGTGTGACGCGAATTTCGCCCGGCGGCTGTTGGCTGAAACTGTTGATATATTTCCACCACGCCTCTGACAATCGCCCGTCATCACGCGAGCGCATCAGCATGGAAGTAGGCTTAGGAATCGGCGAACCGTTTGGCGCAGCGCCCGCGCGGCCGTACTTGGAATTGTCCGGGAACACGACCCCGGCATATGCGACGACCGTGTCAAACGATTCCAGAACGTGCGCAATCGTCGGCGGGAACGCAACCGCAACAGCGACGACAATGTCAAACGATTCCAGAACGTGCGCAATCGTCGGCGGGAACGCAACCGCAACAGCGACGACAATGTCGGAATTTTCGCTAATCGCGCCGCTGACCGCTAAGAACTTATGCGCCGATGCGACAACGATGTCGAAGCCTTCGACCAGCGACGCGGGAATGTTCTCGCCAAGATCGAAATTGACAAGCGTATGCGTCGGCGCGGTGTAGCCCGGCGACAGCACGAAATCGACGGCATTATGGGCCGGGGGCGTATAGCTCATGATTAGCCCGCCGTCAGGTTGTCGAGGACTTCCCCGTTGTAAGTGGTGCGGCCATCATCGCGGCAAATCGCGAAGTACGCCCCAGCGTAGTTCAGTAAGCGCGAAGGGGTTGTCCAGTTGCCAGCGCCGTCGGTCATGCATTGGGCGACAAGGGCGCCTGTCGGTTTCCAGTAGACATCAATGACGGCCTGATGTGTGATCGGCGTCGCGCCCGCGAAGGCGGTCCCTGACAGCGAATAAATGGCGATTGCGCCGATCTGCGCGACACGTGGCACATAGTTGATCGTGCCGCCGATCGCGATGTATTCGCCCGCGCCTAGATAACTCTGATTGCCCGCGCATCCCCATGAATACTGCGGATAATATGCGACCCCATAGCCCGCGCCGACGACTGGATTGGCCGTCGCTGACACGCTTCCCCATCCTACGGCCGTGATATATGTCGCCGCTCCGGCGGTTCCGGCCGCGTTTGTCCCTGACGTGCTCGCTTGCGCAGGCTTCCATAGATTATCGCGAACAAAAACGGTAGTCGCCACGACTTAGCTCCAAGTGTTCGACGTCTCGAAACATATCCATCCATTGTTCCCGTTCGGTTGCACATTGAAGAAATAGAACGTCTTGCCGTTCGTCAAGCCGACGCTGCTGGTAAAGGTGTCGAACGCCTGCACGTTGTTCGGACTCGATGACGAAGGGGCCAAATAGTTGCAACATGCCCAAATGCCGGGGAACGTACCACGCAAAACGCCATAGGCGTCGGCGCCGATGATATTTTCATGGCACCATACTGGTGACAGATACAGCCCCCCGTCGGTAGGATTCGGGAACGGCAAACACTGGGATACGGAAGCGTTTCCCATGATATTGTTGTCGGCCTTAACGAAATCCCAGTGTTTGCCGACTTGCTGGCCGGTGCTCAATTGGTCATACCGGCGCATGATGTAAAGACCGGCGGCATTCGTGATTAGCGTATTGCTTCCAATCGCCAGTCCGCCGTTGCCGCTCGGGCCGGTTGCCACATAGCCGCTGATGACCGTGTTGTAATTGTCGGTCGCGCTATAGGAGTCGATATCGCCGAATCCGACCGCGACGCCATATCCCAATTGTCCCGACGTGCTTGACCCTTCATGCCACATATAGAAGCGTTTTGCGTCGGCGATAACGCACCATCGACCCGCCGTCGTGTCGGTGCCATTATTACCGCGCGGCCAGTAAAGACCGCCCGAGACTTGCGCAGACGATGGCGTCTGATTTGTGCCGGTTCCGAATGCCGACATCGTTTCGAACATTGTCACGCGAGCATTGGACCCGTTCGCGCTCGCTGCGCTGTCATCGACATTTAGATAAAAGCCGTTCGACCCTGCGCCTTGTTGATACGCGACTTGGCCCGTTGATCCGGTGTAGGCCGACGACCATCCGGCCGCCGCCTTCCCGGTGTAACCATTGACAAGGCACGCCGTTAGAATGGTAGTCCAGAACGCTTGCGCGGCGATGCCAACCGAAGGCGCGTGCGCGTCAGTTGAGAAGTAGGCGACAACTGTCATGTTCTTAGCTCCAAGTGTTCGATGTTTCGAATACGACGCTTCCGGTCGCGCCAGTATTGCCGAGTTTCAATACCGTGAATGTGCGACTACTTCCAACCTGATCGCCGCTGTTCCCGCTAAATTGACTTGTCGTGATCGAAGTGTTTGCAAAGTTACTCGGCGCGTGGCAACAGTTCCAAATGCCGGGCATCAATGCGCGAAGGGTATTATTCGCGCCAATTGGCTCGGTCAACCATATCGGCTTGACGTAGAGGCCGGTGTCTTCGGGATTCGGATATGCGACGCCGCCGTTTCCCATGATGTTTGACGCGCCGTTCAACCAATAGTCAGAATGAAAGCCTTGCACTACCGCTCCGGATTGCCCGAATGCGTTCGCGGCCGCATAGATAATTAGCGTACCAGTAACGGCACTGACGCCCGTATATGTCCATGAACTACTATCTGCGCCACTGGTCGCGCCGCCGATGACGGTGCAAGAAGTATCATGCGCCCCGTATGCATTCATGTCCCCGAAAAAGAAAAGTTGCTGGACATTGTGCGAACCGTTGGCCGTGCCGTCGCCTTCGTTCCAGAAATAGAAAGTCTTATTTGTGGCAATGCACGCCCAACGCGATGGGCTTGTCGCCGATGAATATTGAAAGCGCGGCCAATAAAGTCCGCCCGATTGTTGAATATTGTTCGGGAACTGCCCCGCGCCAACGCCGAATGCGGTCATCGATGTATATCCGCTGACACGCGCATAGGTTCCGGTGCCGGTCCCCGCGCTGTCATCCACATTCAGGAAATTGGAATTACCCGCACCTTGTTGGAATACACGTTGCCCCGTGGTGCCCGATTGGGGATTTGTCCATCCGGCCGCCGGTTGCGTGCCGTAGCCGTTGACCAGAATGGCGAGCAAGACCGCCGCAAGCGCTCCTTGGGCGTCGTTCAGTGTCGGCGCGCTGGTATCGGCCGAAGTGTAGAAAGTGACGGTCATGTTAGGCCCAAGTGTTCGAGGTCTCGAAGACGATCCCGCCTTCGATTGTGCCAGCGTTGGCTAAGATGAAATAGTGAAACGTCTTTCCGTGTAGAGCATCGGCCGACATGCCGGGAATGCTGTCGAATGACTTGAATGTCGGCGTTACCAATGTGCCCGAATAGAAATCGGGATTCCAAATGCCGGGACATACGCCGCGAACACTATTGCCGCCGGTTACGCTTTCTTGCGTGTAGATCATCGACAAGTATGCGGCCCCGTCTTCCGGGTTCGGATATACGATCGAAGTGGCCCAACTGGTCACGCCGCCCATGTTCGCTTGCGACCCGTTCTTGATATAGTCCGACAAGATACCTTGTTGAATCTGCAAATGGCTTCCATCGTATGCCGCTTCGGCAAATACCCCGACAGTGTTCGATCCCATCGCCGTGTAGATCACGGTGCGCTGCGCGGCCGACGTGTTGCCCATGATCTGCGTGAAGTGTGCGTCAGCCGACACGAACGAATCCATATCGCCGAACCAGAAGACTTGCTGGTATCCCTGGCTTCCGTTGTTCGTGCCGTCGCCTTCGTTCCACATATAGAACGTCTTGTTCGTGGCGATGACAGCCCAACGCGACGGGCTGGTCGCGCTCGAATA